TTCCTCCTCCTTGAGAGAAATAATTCTTAACTGCAAGTGAAGTTAAAAACTCATAGTTTGAAGAACCTGATGTAAAAGTCTCACCAAACTTTCTTGTAAAGTCGTTATAAGAGGTAACAATAGTAGGTTGATTATTTGGTCCTTTAACTGTTGGTCCAATGAATGCTGCCCCTGCTGCTATCGGTGCTGGTGTTATGAAAGAGATATCATTCTCTCTTGTCAACACTCCTGGAGAAATAATTGATTCTGCCATGTTTTATTTAATTTGTTTTAATTTATAATAAATATCTAGGAATTTTCATAAACCTCTTTTTCTAAGCAGGGTTTACTTTTTTTAAATAAATAGGAAAGGAGAGTCTAAACCCTCCTTTACTTTTACCCTTTACATATTCCTGAATATTTTTGATCAAAAGATTTTCCTGTCCAGTATCTAATATTTGTTCCGTCAGTTACGTAGTATGCACCTTCTATAATTGTTTGCATATCTTCTGTCTCGGATAATATGGTTGCTGATGCTAGATCTTCTGTATCCAAGTAGTATGCACGTGCTTCACCGTTACTATACCCTTCACATGCTTTACCTGGGTCGTTGCTTAGTGCAAGCCTTATTCCACTAATTACGGATATGTCAGTTCTCTCTCTTTTAAGTATATTGGTTGCTTCTCTTGAATCTGCTATAACTGCTGCTCTATCGGCACCTGTTACTACTATTTTACTTCGTGAAAGAATTGCATAGGGAAGTGTTACGTAGTCCTGTATTCTTAAATCAAATGCCGGCGTTGTTCCGTTTGGGTCTCTTAGGTCGTAGTAAATTACTGCTTTATCTCCTGTGGTAAAACGGCTTTGTACTTCTACTTTAGACTCTGTAGCAGTTCCTTTACCTGGTATTTCAAATGCTTGTATTTTTTGTATCATATGTTTACTGTGTTAGCAGGTGGTAAGTGCTAGTCCGTCGTCTGTGAATGTTGTAGATGTGCCGTCAATAGTCCACCTATTGTATACATTAGCAGCGAACCATGGGTCATAGTATAGGAATTCATACCAGGTAGTTCCTGGGCTGTAGTAATACATTAACGTATATCCACCGCTATCTACATAGTATCTACCGTCACTTCCAAATACTATGTCAAGTAAATTGTAGTAGCAAGGATCGTCTAAATACCAGCTAGCATAGTAGGTAAACGTTAGGGCATCATATCCATAAAACTCACTTATACCATCGGGAGTGGTAAAACCTGCATTTAAGCTTAATTGCCTCAGACTGAATGTTGAGCTAAAGCCTCCATAGTTAAGTTGCTCATCCCTTATCTCTCCTATACTCAACGGTCCGCTGCCTGGTAATGCCATTTTACTTTATTTTTAATTTCTTAATTTATACAGATGCCCAAGGTAGTCTAGGTTGCTTTATATTCTTAGCATCAATTTGTTTTTGGATTTGCTCGTTAACATGTTCTCCGTAGCTTCCTACAACAGCAGCTTGAATCCATCCTAAAACAATTTCTTCTGTCAATTGTGCATAAGGTATAAAGTTCTCTGGATTAATTGAGGATTGCGAGAATGGTGTTGCTCCCGAGAATGTTCCTTGATTTCCGTTTTCATCAGTTCCTGTTTTTTCCCAGTATGTCTGTATAACTACGTCTGTTACACTGTCCGTATCTACTGTTTTAACTCCTGTTATTTTCCAAGTATAAGTCATAATTTATTATATTTAATTTTTTTATTTTTTTACAATATAAAAACCTGTAGATGGATCAATCGCTCCCGCTCCATATCTTTCAGCTAGTAATTCTGTAAACTGAATGTCTCTTGTATTTAATTCAATTAAATTAAAATAAGTCTCTTCAGTAAGTTTTTCATTAGTAATTTCAGCAAGTTTTATTTCACCTAACTTAATTAAATATTCAATTCTTTTTTTATAAAGATTATTGTTTATTTCTACTTCTTCTTCTGATAACCTAATTTGTTGATTCATGGTTTTGTGTTTAAAAATTTTTTTAAATTTCTACTATTTAATACTGGTATCTTTATTATAATGTTTTTTACCGGATCATGATAATATGTTACATAATTATGTTTGTCTTTTATAAAGTTATACATTTCTCTTAATACAGCATACTTCATAGAATCTCCTTCAAGTTTTTTATAATTTTTAAAATGACTATATTCAATACATGTCTCTACTATACCTCTCTTTACGACTTCTATATTACTATAATTATATAAATTACTTGGTATCTCTTTATAAATTTCTGTATGGTATACAATTATTACTTTATCGTACTGTTTACTTAATATTTCGTAGTTTAAATACTTACTATAATGTGTAACTAAGTAACTATACTCACCCGTTGCATTTTTTACATTATTCAAATACTCTAATGTAAGTCCTACTGGTTTTCCTGATTGATCTAAATGCTCTGCTACTACTGATGGAACTATGGATACTATTTTACCCAATCTTCTAATTCGTCTACATATTATAAAATCAGGAGGTGCTATATCATCTCCTTGTTCATGCCATTCAGATAGCGGTAGTATTTGTTTTACATCATTACCGGCTACTACCATACATCCGTTTCCTACAAACCCTACATCTTTATAATTCTCAATTGCTAGATCGTCAATAGAACATCCTTGCCATGTCTCTTTCTTAAAGCTTCCTACTATTCTTCTAGATGCTTCTACTTTACTTACTGAAATTGTAGGTTTAACCCAAGTCTTATTAAAATAAATACCACTTGCTAAACCGCAATTATTAATACTCTGATAGGATTTTAATAAATCTTTTAAAGCATTAACCGGCGGTATTGTATCATCATCTACAAAATGAACGTATGTTTCTTCTTTTGCAGCATCTAATCCTATTTCAATATTCTCTAATGCTGCTCTATGTTTCTCTTCCGGGTCTTGTTGCCTGGCAACTTTTTCCCATTCTTCCCAATCCAGGTTAGATTTACATTTTAAATTACCTGGTACAAAATGTATTTTTAAATACTTTTTATTTAACTCTAATTCCTTAATTTTACTTTTTAGTAATGTTTCAAAATCTGAATCACATCCTAAAACAATGTATAAACTAGTATCAATATCTTTAGGTATTTCTACATTTTTAAAATAACTTAGTAGAGGTGTTAATGAAAATTCTCTACCTATAATAACCGTTGCTATCCCGCAAGATGCATTACTCATAACATTTATTTTTTATTTTTTTAATTCTTTAATTTGTTTTTGTAATTCTTTTATAGCTTCAATTAATAAAGGTATAATTTTATCATATTGAACAGCTTTCATTCCGCTTTCTCTTGTTTGAACAGCTTCTGGAAGTACCAGTTCAATTTCTTGAGCAATAACTCCTATATCATGTCCTTTATTACCATGTACTGGTTCGTCTTCGATCCAATCAAATTCAACTCCATTGATTTGAGATACTTTCTCTAATGGAAAATCTATATTTTTAATACTAGTTTTCCATCTCTTATCTGAAGTTGAGTAAGCTACTATATCATTTGATGCTTCAAATCTACCTGCAGTGTTGGTAGGTGTCACACCTAATCCCATAGCACCGCCAGCTGTTATTCTCATTCTTTCAGCTCCGGCTGTAGCAAATCCTAATGTATCGGTTGTGATCCAGAACATACCGGTATTAGTATCGTTTACAAAAGAATAAGCTGGAGAACCACCAGCTCCATTTCCTGTATTTACTATAGCTAGTTTAGAAGTACCTGCTGGATCTGCATAATAAGCTGTATCGTTAGTATCATAGTATATTGGAGCTGTTACTGATGTACCAGCAGTTAGTGTAGTTACTACATTTAATGTATGCAATCTGGATGTACTTGCTGGATCTGTATAATATGCTGTGCTATTTTGATCATAAAAGATAGGAGCACGCATATCCCCGCCTGTTATTAACGAAGTTCCGTCAAAGGTAAGGTTTGATTCACCATTAACACTTGAACCTCCAGTGGCTGTCAATACATAATTGTTTGTATTGTTCGTAACAGCTAAAGTAGCTCCTGTTGCTCCTGTCGGTCCAGTTAGTCCTGTAGCTCCAGTAGCTCCTATTCCTCCGTTTGATCCGGCTGTACCAGTTGCTCCTTGAATTCCTTGAACTCCTGTTGCACCTGTAGCTCCTACTCCTCCATTAGAACCTGCAGCTCCTGTAGCCCCTTGAATTCCTTGAACTCCTGTAGCTCCTGTTGCTCCTACTCCTCCATTTGATCCGGCTGTACCTGTAGCACCTTGCAATCCTTGTATACCTTGAGTACCTGTAGCACCTTGAATACCCTGGATACCTTGTGTTCCGGTTGCACCTTGAATACCTTGTATACCTTGAGTACCGGTTGCCCCTATTCCTCCGGTTACACCGGTTGCACCTTGAATACCTTGTATACCTTGAGTACCGGTTGCCCCTATTCCTCCGGTTACACCGGTTGCCCCTTGAATACCTTGAATACCTTGAGTACCTGTAGCTCCTTGTACACCTTGAACTCCTGTAGCTCCAGTTGCACCAGTAGCTCCGGTTGACCCAGTTGCTCCTCTAAGTCCTGTTGCCCCCTGTACTCCTTGTATACCTTGAGTTCCAGTTGCTCCCTGCAATCCTTGAATACCAGTTGCTCCAGTTGCTCCTGTTGCCCCTATTCCTCCAGTTACTCCAGTAGCTCCTTGTATACCTTGTATACCTTGTGTTCCAGTTGCTCCTTGTAATCCCTGTACACCGGTAGCTCCTGTAGCACCTGTTTGACCAGTTAATCCGGTTGCTCCTTGAATACCTTGAATACCTTGAGTACCTGTAGCTCCTTGAATTCCTTGTATACCCTGGGTACCTGTAGCACCTTGTAATCCTTGGATACCTTGAGCCCCGGTTGCACCTTGTAGTCCTTGAATACCTGTAGCTCCAGTAGCTCCAATATTACCTGTTTGCCCTGTTGCCCCTTGTAGTCCTTGAATACCAGTTGCCCCTGTAGCTCCAGTTGATCCGTTTGTACCTGCAGTACCTGTCGCACCTTGAATACCTTGAATACCAGTTGCTCCGGTAGCTCCTATCTGACCTGTTACCCCTGTTGCTCCTTGAGCTCCAGTAGCTCCTTGAAGTCCTTGTATACCAGTTGCTCCTGTTGCTCCTGTTTGACCAGTTAAACCTGTAGCACCTGTAGCTCCTGTTTGACCAGTAACTCCTGTTGCTCCTTGAATACCTTGTACTCCTGTTGCCCCGGTTGCACCTGTTTGCCCTGTTATACCTGTAGCTCCAGTAGCCCCTGTTTGTCCTTTATCCCCTGTTGTTACAAATGAGAGAGTAACATCCTCTAAATTTGTAAAAGGTGATGTTGCTGAAGAAGCTTGGTTAGTTATGTTTATTGTCCACCATCCGGTAAGGTTTGTAAGATCTGATATCTGAAATAATAGATACTGTGTTGCATCTGTTCTGTTTGCTATTCTTACGTGTCCTTTAATTGTTGAAGTAACAGAATCAATAGTTTGTAGGAATGAATCAATAATAGTTCCGTTATCATCTGATTTATCTAGATACATTTCTGTAGCTGCATTCTCAGTAGAACTGTTTAAACGAACTTTTCCTTGTCCAGGATCTGATGCAGTCAGTGTTGTATCGTATGTATAGTCAAAAGTGGCTCCTCCAAAAGATCCATCAGCACCTGTTGCTCCTGTAAGACCGGTAGCCCCGGTTGCTCCTGTTTGACCTGTAACTCCTGTTGCTCCGGTTGCTCCTGTTTGACCAGTTAATCCGGTTGCACCTTGAATACCTTGAACACCTGTTGCTCCTGTAGCACCTGCATTACCTGTTACTCCGGTAGCTCCTGTAGCACCAATTTGACCTGTTACCCCTGTTGCTCCTTGAAGTCCTGTCGCTCCTTGAATACCCTGTACTCCGGTAGCTCCTGTAGCCCCTATCTGTCCTGTTAATCCTGTTGCACCTGTAGCCCCTGTTTGACCTGTTAGTCCAGTAGCTCCTTGAAGTCCTGTTGCCCCGGTTGCTCCTGTTTGACCAGTAACTCCTGTTGCTCCTTGAAGACCTTGTATACCTTGAGCCCCGGTTGCACCTTGAATACCTTGTACTCCGGTAGCACCTGTAGCCCCTGTTTGGCCTGTTAGTCCAGTAGCTCCTTGTAATCCTTGAACTCCTGTAGCTCCTGTTGCACCAGTTGCTCCTGTTTGTCCAGTTAAACCTGTTGCCCCTTGAATACCTTGGATACCAGTCGCACCAGTGGCTCCTGTTTGCCCTGTTACACCTGTAGCTCCTGTCTGTCCAGTTAATCCGGTTGCTCCTGTAGCTCCAGTTTGCCCGGTTATACCTGTAGCTCCAGTAGCACCTGTTTGTCCTGTTACTCCAGTTGCTCCTTGTACTCCTGCTATTCCAGAAACTGTAATTAGTTTTCCACCTGAATCGGTTGCTAAATATGCTGCTGCAGTTCCTGGGAATGATGATGTACTGGTATAGGCTGGTAAGGACATTTGCAGGTTATGCATATCCCAGTTAGCAACTTCTCCAGTACTAGTAGCATTTGTACCTTTTAGTATTCTTAATTTATTTTGATAAAGATCAATAAAAGATGCTGAGGTATAAGTACCTCCTGAGGCATTAAATCCTAATTGGCCTCCTTCACCTCCGTTATCTCTAGCTCCTAAAGTTAAACTATTTTCATTTGGTCCTAAAGAGCTTGAACCTATTACTGCAGAACCGGTTATAATTGCATTACCGCTTACATTTAGTAAACTTCCATTAAACGTTAAATTTACTTCTCCGTTTAATGTTCCATTTCCGTTAGCTGTTAGTATTCTAATATCACCATCGTTTGATATAGCTGGTGTTAGATTTGAAGCTGTTAAAGCATTTGTTGCCCATGAAGCTGTTCCGAATAATGAACCTGTAAATGAAGTTGCCTGTAAAGATCCTGTTATTCCATAAGATCCTGTTAATTGTCTAGAATTAATCCAAACACTTCCACTTTTTACCAGTAGGTCTCCGTATGATGAAGCTGTCGTATTATCTACAATATCGTGTAACTCTCCTAATTCATATCCATTATCGACTCTAACATAAATTGCTCCATTATTTGAAGGAGAATCTCTTACTACTTGTCCAATTCTTACTGAATGTAGTGGTGCTACTGGTGCTGTTCCTACAATAGAACCTGCATTTCCTAAATAGATTAATTGTCCTGATACAAGACCTGTTACATCTATTCCTGTCAATACACCTTCTGTTGTTATATATCCTGTACTATTGGTTGTTATTGATTGAGCAGCTACTCCTAAAGTGTTTGCTGATAGTTGATCACTTTGATAAGATGCAGTTATTACATAAGGAGTATCACTGGAGTTATTTGATCCAGTTAAGTGTACTACCATTCCTTTAGATATAGTAGCTCCTGATTTGTTTATAACTAGAATTCTATTTTCACTAGTTGCTGTCGAGAATGAAGAAGTAAGGGCGTATTGCGCCCATGAAGCAGTTCCGTATAAAGAACCTGTTATTCCGTTTGTAACGGTAAGAGAGTTTAAAGCAGCATCAGAGCCGCTAATTATGACTTTTTTCCAACTTGGCATATTAAGTAGTATTACGATAGGTTACAGATTCGTGTCTGCCCACTTCCCTTACGGGTCTATAATATATAATATAAATATCTTAAGAATTCGCTTTAGTAGCTTTTTCTATCTTTGCAATGCCAGCTTGCTTTTTTTGCTCTTCTTCTAAAAGAAGTAGCTTTATCTGATTAATTTCGTTATCTAACTTATTTTGAAGATTGGCAATAAATTGAGCAGAAGATCCTTTGATCTCGATAACGTTCAATGCTTGTCTTAAGACTGCTATTTCGTCTAGTGAAAGATTTTCTATTGTAAATAAATCCATATATGTTTTTCTTTTTAAGTTATGAATTTTTTTTTAAAGGTTCAACTAACAAAAAAGAGCCCGAAGGCTCTTGTTTATTTTTCTAGATTTTCTAATTCTTTTGAAATCTTTACCCATATATTATAGAACGTTTCAAATTCATGTCCTGTATATGTTGCTGCTCTTAGTTTTAAGAGTAAGAATTTTAATTCTTCTGCTGTTAAACCTTCAACTTCTTCTTGTTTTTGTTGAGGTCTAATCTTATCAATTAATCCCATTATAACTTTTTTAATTTAATAACTATTAAGAATATATCCAAATACTTTCGTCACCACTTGATACATAAATATTTCCTCCTTTATTATATCTTGCTGCTGGTCCTGTTGTGTTTGGGTTAGTACTTGAAAGAGTTGTAGCTGCTGCCATGAATGCATCTGGAATAAAAGATGAATCGTTTGCTGAGAAGCTTCCTGTTAGTGCCCATCTTAGTGTATCGTTATCCCATCCGAATAATTCACCTATACCCTGTGTTGATTGTTGAATTACAATACCCCCTTCTCCTGCTCCTGTTGAACCTGAAGCTAATAGTATGAATTTATCTTCTACGTAAAGATTCTGTGTATTAATAAATGTTGTAGTTCCATTAACAGTAAGGTCGTTCGATACTGTTAAATTGTTTGCAATTGTAACATCATTTGGTAATCCAATAGTAACCTTAACATCATTTCCGACTTTACTTACTGCAGTTTCTATTTCATTTAGAGTCCCAATAACTTGTAAATCGTCGTTAAGTAAGTTTACATTCTCAGTACCTGTATCGCCATCTACTGTTAGTGTAGTTGGAAGTCCTGTCAATCCTGAACCGTCTCCTGTAAAAGATCCTGTAAAAGATCCTGTTAAGCTTGAACTAGCTCCTGATAATTGAATTGATGTGGTACCTGTGATTGCAGTACCACTATCTGTTAATGAAGAGTTTGCAAATTTATTTGCAGTATTGTCCCATTTTGTAATAGCATTAGCACTTAAGTCTGCTGCTCCAGATACTGCTACAGTAGCTGCATTTGTTCCGTTATATGAAAATGCTGAGATTCCTTCTCCTGTTGCGTTTGTAAGAGAAAAAGCACTTGACGCTACTACCCCTGTTAACTGTGATCCATCTCCTGTAAATGATCCTGTAAATGATCCTGAGAATCCTGCTGCCTGTACTTGAGCAGATCCTAAGTTTAGTACCGATCCATTATAGGTAAGTCCGCTGCTTTCTAATGCACCTCCTGTACCTGCTATTACTAAGTTATCATTTGTTAGATTAGATGCAGTTACGTTTAGTAAATGTGCTGCCGAACCGCTAACAATGACCTTTTTCCAATTTGCCATGTTTTATTATGTTTTTGTTTATTAATAAATATAGTTAACTATTGAAACCTAAAAAGAAAGCATCACTTGAACTATAGAAAATTCCACCCTCTACCGGAGTTGGTGTGATACTTTGTGATACTAGTTGTAATGTTCCTTGTGTATTTACTTTTATCTTCTCTTGACCTCCTTTAGAAATTGCAAAATAATCATCAACTCCATCTAGTGCTAGTTGAAAAGATCCTGTTATTCCTATATTTCTCGTAGTATTCCAGTACGACCCTGTCTGTTTAAATATACTTTGATCAATAGATAAATCAATACCATTCAGTACAATAGACCCTAGTATATCGAGTGATCCGGTAAGTGCAGGTGCTTCGTTTAAGCTACCTGTTATCTGTTTCCATTGTATTAATGCCATTTCTTTTAATTAAATTTTCCTACCATTACCACTTCATCTGCTCCTGAAAGAGTATACTTAATACTATCGGTATCAAACACTACTACTATATTTCCACTTACTTCAGAAACTGTTCTTTGACTGTTTGGAATATATGTACTGTTTATATAAATACTAAAGGATTCCTGGCTTATAGTAAACCCTGCTGGTGGTGTTGCAAATGTTCTACCTGTAAAGACAGCTGTAGTCTGGTTTGTAATATCCGGACCTGTTGCTATTGCTGTATTGTTTAGTGATATGTATGCTATTTGTTCTGTTGTCATACCTGTGTCGCCTATGTTTATTACTGTTGTTACTGGTAGCTGATCGTAGAACCTAACTCCTGCTGTAGATGCTGCCGGTACCGGTGCTCTACGCTCTCCCAGTGTTGATAATCCTTCTGTAGTTTCTAGTCCAAATTTTAATGCTGCTTTAGAGTAAAATTTATTAGGATTAGCAACAGATGTGTTTATTGCATCCGATACAATATACCCCCCAATTTTAATTGTAAAGGTTGTCTTTACTGTTCTATCTCCTCCTTGTACAAGTTCTGTAGTTGTAGTATAATTGTCAATTGATGCTCTAAATTTGAATCTTTCTGGATCTCCCCAGTATGAATCAGAAGCAAAATTGATAGATTCAACTATCTTATTCATCTGCTCTACATACTCTGTAAAAATTGTACAAGAGTAAACAAGGTTTACATAATCAGGAATAATAACTCCGTATAATTCTCTTACCGGTATTCTATTTGTTAATAAAGAAAACTGGTCGTAAATATTTTTCTTTGAATACTTCTTTTCAAATACTCCAAAATGTAATGGATTATTTGCATCCATTTTGTTTCCTAAACCTCTATCCTTTGTTACAGAATCTCTCTTAAACATGATAAGAGGAGTTTGTATTTTTCCGTTCTTATCTCTGTAAAATCCATCTTTCTGAACTGATGCCCATCTTTCTGGTGATCCGTATATGATTGGAACGTTTACTTTTACTCCGTTCTGAACTACCGAAGGTCTAATTATGTTATCAAAATAGTAAACAATTGCTGCATCTACATCTCTTAATCCTACCTGAAATTGTTTTACTTCGTCGTTCTTTAAAGTCTTTTGATTCTCTCTTCTTTTATTTGCAGGTACAGGAGCCTTACCGGTGTTTAAGTACGGTGTAATAGTCTCTTGTGATAGTTCAACTTGAGATTTAGGAATTGGTTTTCTTGTCTTAGTCATTTACTAAATTCTTACTCTTGTTATGCCCACTTTGTCTGCTCTTGTTAAGTGTGCTTGACATATAATAGAAACAGATGCTCCGAAGTTTGAACCATACTGTGTAAGGTTGTAGCTATCGTCTTTTCCTACGAATAACTGGTTCTCTGTAGTGTTATCTACTTCGTAGTAATTCTCATGCCACATTATAATATCCCCTACCTCAGGTACGACATTTACTAATACTAGATCTTCTCTTAAAAATGCAAAAGAAGATTCTCTTGTTAGGTCTGATCCGAAATCATCTACATTACTTGTTTGATCTCCTCTTGTTATTAAACAGTTTAGTTTTACTGGCTCCCAGTATACTTTCTCCATTCCCTCTCCGTAGATATTTACTTCAGTTTGCTCTAAAGAGAATTTGTAATAAAGAATTTCTTGCTCTATTACATCTGATAATAACTCTCTGTTTATCCCTACGAATAAACTAAAATCTCTCTGACTTCCGAATATCATCGACTAACTTTTTCTATAGATTTAACTGAAAGATCTACTTTTTTAATGTTCGGTACTAATCTAAATGTATCTTTTTTTAATTTTTCAAATACTTGAAGAGCTTGTTTTGCTGTAAGAATTTTTACTTTCAGTATAACTATGTTTACATCTTCATTTGAGTCTACAGCAGTAACTCTGGTTACTCCTGGCATAGCTCTAACGAAATCTGCAACCTGTGATGCTGTAATTTCTTCTGTATGCCCAACTCGTACCAGTGCTTGGTATAGTGAAAACTCTTTCTCTTCTTTTAGTATATCTTTTAACTTCATTATCCTACGAATATTACCATTGGAACCTGTTTTAATGTATCTTGTAAGAAATTACTCTCCCCTGCTTTTCTTTCCAATTGAGCTAACTTTGAAGTATTTTCCAATATTGCTCTTAAATTCTCTACTAAAGCAGCTTTCTCTGTTCTAGCATCTGCCAGTAAATCTTGCTGATTTAACGTAGCTTCTGATCCTGGAATAGGAACTGTTGTGTATTTTCCTCTAACATAAGCTAGTAATTCTTTTGCTAAAGCCAAAGCATACTTATAAACCCACTGTTTACCAATTGAATTTATATTTCCGTAAGTAGGATTATCGTAAGGTACATTTGATATATTTGAAATAGATCCTCCTAACCCTCCTGGTGTATTAGCTGAATTATCTAGAGATTGTTTTTCTTTTACTTTGTAATATTCAAACCATATCTTTCCTGTATTTTTAGGTACTGGGAATAATTTTAAATGGTTGTTAACTACTTCAAAAGAATATCCCGATCTTCTGATTTGATCATTAAACTCAATTGCTTGTACTTTTAGTATATCGTAAGAAGCAGGCATTAATAAGAAGTTTACCCCTGGAGAGTATGATCCAAAATCGAATGCATCCATAAGTGATTGAATACCTGTACCTGTCCCTGCATACGGGTCGAAATATCTAAGAATTGCAGGTGGTGCTTCGTAAAATACTTTTGTAATCTCTATTCTACCTTGAATACCTTCATTGGTTGCCCAAGCATTTAAGTCATATGTTTGCTGGTTTGGATATACATCTACAGACCCGCTATAACGTGTTACTACTCCTCCTACCCCTGCTTCAGTTCCGTATCCTGCTGCAATTGTAATTACGTTCTGTAAAGAAGGTGTTATTACTGCATCATTCAAAGTAGTAGTATTATCTCCTCCTTCTAATGCGATATAATTCTGTACTGCTTGTGCTTGGTATACTTCATTTCCATAAGTGGTAATAGCTTCTTCAAAACAAGCATAAAAAGATCCTGATTGAAGTTCTACATCCATTAAAGGATATCCCAATCTTATGGCACAGAATTTTGCTACCTTATCAGCTTCTGCTTGAAATTCTGGGTCACTGTCGTAGAATCCAAATGGTGTTTGTCCTGCTGCAAAGGTAGAACTGCCGTTCCATATAGAAATATTGGCCATACTTTGTTTTTGTTATAAATAGCGATAAATTTTAGAAGTACTTCTTAGTAGCTAAGTGCTTCTTTAATTCGGAATGTATAATTACTTACAACAGTTTGTAGATCACTGGCGCTTATTGGCAAACTTGGCCCTGATGGTGTACTTCCTGATCTACTTAGAAGGGTTGTTACTGCTAGTAGGTTAGATGTAGAACCTGTTGCGTACAAAGCTCCTCCTTGTCCTCCTCTATCCAGACTTGCAGACCATATAACTGTTCCAAAATTTGAATTCCAGTTTGGATGTCCAAGTAACATATAGACATCACATATGTTTGGATCTGCTCCTTGTCCGTATGTCTGCCTAAAGTATGCATAGGTTGTAAATCCATTTATAACTGATCCTGTATATAGAGATCCTGTCAGTATGCTTCCCTGTCCGTCTGCTCCAATATTACCTGCTTTTTGCCATCCTACAGGTCCTGAACCGCTTCTTGCTCCAAACATTGTCAGTGGATGATATATTGAACTCTGAGCTGCTGGAAATGTTCCTGCAGATTGTGTATAGCCAAAAGAATTATATCCGAAATTGGCATCTGTTAAAGCACGGGATTGGCTTGCATAAGACAAAGCAGGTGGTGTCGGTATTAAAGTAGAGCCTGGATTAGTATAGTTTGTTCCTGCTCTTAGCCATGGTGCTGTTCCATTTCCACCGTCAAACATGTCATTTCCTCCATCGGTAATTTGAAATTGAGTACCGTCTAATCTATATACAAAGAATTGAGGGTTTCTCAATTCAGTTACGTAATTTCTTAAGTGAGAAGTTATTGTGTTTAACTGCTCATACGGAGTGGAAATAGAAGCCGTAGGTGTTACTACTTGTACCGGTGCTTGGTATATAAAACTGATTGGAATAATATTCATACTATATCAGATTTTTTACTGCCACTACGTATATCGTACTTGAATCTATAGAAGCAAGTGTTAGAATG